GGTCACCGGCCAGTCAGCCACCGGTGCGGTAGGGACCGTCACCACAGTCCAGAATGTCGACTATACGGTCACCGGCCAGTCAGCCACCGGTGCGGTAGGGACCGTCACCACAGCCCAGAATGTTGACTATACGGTAACCGGCCAGTCAGCCACCGGTGCTGTTGGCACCCCTACTGTTGAGCTAAGTCTTACAGTACTGCCCTCCGGAGTGGCCTCCACCGGTGCGGTGGGCACCCCGGAGATACTGACTCCTGTCCCGTCGGTGTATGCTATAGGGGCCGTGGGGCAGGTAATTGTGTGGACGCCCGTTTCCCCTGACCAGAATCCCGGCTGGACTCCAGTAGACGATTCTCAGGCGACGGACTGGACTCCAGTAGACGACTCCAACACGGTTTCATGGCTCAAAGTAGCCTAAGAACAGGAAAAAAGCATGGCAACGTATACAAACCTCGGTATCAAGAAGATCGCCACCGGAGACGAGGCGGAAACGTGGGGCGACTCTACTAATACAAATTTCGACTACTTTGACACGGCGATTGTTGGCTATGTCAGCATCGCAATGACAAATAGCTATACGTCAGGCGCTCCTTATGCCCTGAATGTGGCGGATTTTGCTGCATCCAATGGCCGTAACCGTGTGATCGAGTTCACTGGAACTCCCGGGGTGGCCACTTACGTCCAGATTACTCCAAACGATTTCGAGGGGTACTATTTTGTACGGAACTCTGTCGCGGGTGGGTACTCTGTCTTTATTTTTCAGACCGATTCTTACGATGCCACCAAGGATATAGAGGTCCCGAACGGGAAAGACCTCGTCATCCGTTGCGACGGGGGCGGCTCTACTGCGGCGGTGGTCGGCAGCATACTAGAAAACCCCGTATTTACTTCCCCGACCTTTTCGACCCCTATTTTGGGAACCCCCTCTTCCGGAACGCTTACCAACTGCACAGGGCTTCCTGTTTCCACCGGAGTTTCAGGGCTGGGCACCGGCGTTGCCACATTTTTGGCGACCCCTTCTTCCTCTAACCTTGCCGCAGCGGTAACAGGAGAGACTGGAAGTGGCGCGCTGGTGTTTGGAACGAGCCCTACTCTTGCCTCTCCGACACTGACTACGCCTGTTTTGGGAACCCCCTCTTCCGGAACGCTTACCAACTGCACAGGACTCCCTGTCTCAACGGGCGTTTCTGGGTTGGGAACGGGTGTTGCGACGTTTTTGGCGACCCCTTCTTCCTCTAACCTTGCCGCAGCAGTCACGGGCGAAACCGGAAGCGGTGCTTTGGTGTTTGGCACAAGCCCTACGATTGCGTCTCCCACCCTGACTTCTCCCGTTTTGGGAACACCCGCATCTGGAACGCTTACCAACTGCACAGGGCTTCCTGTTTCCACCGGAGTTTCAGGGCTGGGAACGGGTGTTGCGACGTTTTTGGCGACCCCTTCTTCCTCTAACCTTGCCGCAGCGGTAACAGGAGAGACTGGAAGTGGCGCGCTGGTATTTGGAACCAGCCCCACGCTGGCGTCTCCTACGTTGACAACCCCCGTTCTGGGCACGCCATCTTCCGGAACGCTCACAAACTGCACAGGACTCCCATTGTCCACCGGCATTACGGGCAGCTTGGCTGTGACCAATGGAGGTACGGGCCAAACGTCGTATACGAATGGCCAACTGTTGATCGGCAATACCACCGGAAACACTTTGACCAAGTCCACCCTGACGGCAGGCTCCGGAATTGCGATCACCAACGGCTCGGGGAGCATCACAATTGCTTCCACTACACCCTCTCAAGTTTATCCTGCGGCAGGCGTTGCCGTTTCTACGGGGTCGGCGTGGACTACGTCATTGACAGCGCCGTCTGGGGCCCTTGTTGGAACTACTGATACGCAGACTCTTTCTAATAAAACCTTTACTGCCCCTGTTCTTGGCGCGGCCACTGCTACCAGCATTAACAAAGTAACAATTACTGCCCCTGCTTCCTCTGCAACTTTGACTATCGCTGATGGCAAGACCGCGACGGTAGACAACAGTATTACGTTCTCAGGGACCGATTCGACCACGATGACGTTCCCCGATGAGAGCGCGTCTGTTGGGTTTAGAAACGTCCCCCAGAACTCCCAATCCGCTGACTATACGCTGGTGCTGTCCGATTCAGGAAAGCATATTTATAGACCTAGTTCAGATACAGGAGCGAGGACTTTCACCATTCCGACAAATGGCAACGTTCCTTACCCGATTGGAACGGCGATTACTTTCGTTAATTACAGTGCTGATCCTCTTAGTATTGCTTGTGTAAATACCCTACGTCTCGCTGGAACGGGGGCCACGGGCACAAAAACACTCGCTCAATGGGGCGTAGCCACTGCACTTAAGACGGCTTCTACTACGTGGATCCTCTCGGGCACGGGGCTCACCTAATGAGCGGCATTCTCAATATGCTGGTTGCGGGAGGTGGAGGACCCTTTACCTTTACTATCTCTTCGAATCAGACAAACGCGAATCTTAGGACTCTCGCCGTCAATGCTGGATGGGATGAAGATATCGAAGTAAAAGCCACTATTGATTCTGGCGTTTATATCAGTAGTAACGCTACAGGCACCCCCGCCCTCACTATTTCCGGGTCGTTCCCTAACGATGTAACACTCATAAACAACGGGTTCATCGCTGGAATGGGGGGCGCTGGAGGGAATGGGAGAGTAGGTAATACGGGGTTAGCGGGTTCCGCTGGGGGCTTGGCGTTGTCGGTTTCTACCGCCGTGTCGATTGATAACACTTCCGGCACTATCGGTGGCGGTGGCGGTGGCGGTGGCGGTGGCGGCGGAGCTACTGCTTCCACCGGGACTTCTTATTCCGGAGGAGGAGGGGGAGGAGGGCGTACTGGCACTACGAATTCGGCGGGTGGAACAGCAGGCACTGGAGGATCTGCGGGGGATGCGGGTACTTCTTCGGCGGCAGGCACTGGAGGAGCCGGTAGCACTGGGGGTTACCCAAATATATACACTACTGGGAATGGCGGAGATGGCGGAGGCTGGGGCAGCGCAGGAGCTACAGGTGTTACCGCCTCTGCGGGTGCTACTCCATACGCTGGCGGTTCCGGGGGCGCTGCGGGTGGAGCAGTCACTGGAAATAGCAACATTACTTGGATAGCGACAGGCACACGATTAGGGGCAATCTCATGAGCATCAAATATACCTATGAAATTATCAATGTAGACGAAGCCGCCCGTTGCATGGAAGTTGTGTATTCCAGTAACAATAGACAGACTCTTCATATCGGCACGCGGCTCCCATATGAGGGAGAAACTGTTGAAGACGTTATCCGTGCGTATGCCCCCGTGGCATATTGGCAGGAGCAAGAAAAACAAGTTGTACCCCCCAACCCCGGACTTTCGGGGGAAGTAGATACCACTCCAGTAGCGCCCCCTGCCCCACCCGAACCCGCAAACTACGACGGTTATTCCGCCGACAAACTTGCCGTAGATTCTTTTCTAGCGTCCAAAGGCATAAATAAAGAGTCGGAATATATAGTTACTATGTATAACGTCTCTACCGATCAACTTCTCGCTAACCTCTTCGGCTGCGACGAGCAGTTGGTCAAGGTTCTTAACGGCGCTGTCACCGAGTGGTATGAGGAGGGAGTTACGGTAGGGGCGACTAAGTACGCCTATGTCTCCAAAAATCTTACAAATGGGCGGGTGCTTGACCGGTATACCTTCGACCAAAGAGGTCTTGTAAAAGTAGGTCCGGAGGCATTGGAGCCTACGATCACTCGTTTTGGAGGATTCGAAAGTGTTCCTCCTTCAATGAAGGTCGCGCTTAGAAACTTTGAATACCGGCACAAGGTAACAGCGTGGTCCCTCAAGGCCGACGGTCTTGTGGTTGAGTTTTCTTACTAATGTGCTAGTGAGGTAATCCAAGTGCCACTTCTCAGACTCGCGCTCAAGCCCGGAATAGATAAACAGAACACCGAATACGGCGCTGAGGGTGGCTGGGTGGACTGTGACAATATTCGTTTTCGTTACGGTCTTCCCGAAAAGATAGGAGGATGGACCTCCTTTGGGTCAGGCGGCCAATACTTAATTGGGGCTGTTTCAGATGTGTTTACATGGGCGTCCTTGAACGGGGTGGCCTATGCAATTACGGGCACTAACAGGAAGCTTTACGTTTTTACTGGTGGCAAATGGAATGACATCACGCCTATTCGTCTTACCACCGATCCGGGCGATGTGACTTTCGCTGCGACGGATGGAAGCGCGATCATTACGGTCACCAATACCGACCATGGAGCGATAGCTGGGGATTTTGTGACGTTTAGTGGGGCATCGTCCCTTGGCGGAAACATCACCGCTCCTATTTTGAACAGTGAATATGAGATCCAAGAAGTATTGACCTCAGATACCTACACCATCCTTGCTCCTGTCGCCGCAAACTCCTCTGACAGCGGGGATGGGGGAGCGGCAGTCGTCGGCGCTTATCAGATAAGCGTGGGCCAAGACATCAGTTACTTTGACTATGGCTGGGGCATTGGCGTTTGGGGGCAGTCTACGTGGGGCACTCCTCGCCCCCAGACAGAAGCACTTGTCCTCTATCCTCGAATCTGGGCATTTGATGCGTATGGCGAAGATGTCGTTTGCCAATTAGTGAATGGCGAGACCTACTATTGGGATTTGAGCGCTGGCGTAACTGTGCCCGCAACTCTTCTCTCGGGCGCTCCGACAAAAAGCGCGTATGCGTTGGTGTCTACTCCAGATCGGCATCTGGTTTTGTTTGGAACGGAAACGACTATCGGTGACCCGGTGACTCAGGACCCGATGTTTGTTCGTTTCTCCGACCAAGAAAACATCGAAGAATTTACAGAAACCGCCACCAACACAGCGGGCGGGCAACGGCTGTCTGACGGTTCCAAGGTTATTACAGCTGTCCGTTCTAGGGGCCAGATACTTATTCATACAGATAAGTCGCTGCATGCCATGCAGTACATAGGTCCCCCTTTCACTTTCGGCTTCCAACAGTTAGGAAGTAACTGCGGGTGCGTTGGGGCGCATGCTTCGGTAGACGTTAACGGCCTGACCTTTTGGATGGGCCAAGAAGCGTTCTACATGTTTGATGGTACGGTTAAAAAAATGCCGTGCACTGTTCAAGATTATGTATTCAAAGACATAAACCTTGTTCAAGGGATTAAGGTATATGCCGGATTGAACTCTCAGTTCAACGAAGTCACGTGGTTCTATTGTTCAACAGGCAGTGACTTTATTGATCGCTGCGTGACGTTGAACTACCTCGAACAAACATGGCATATTGGGACCCTTTCACGCACGGCGTGGTCGGACGCGACTATCTACAGCAAGCCCCTTGCTGCAGTGTATCTCCCCAACAGCACAGGGGAACCATTGGTCCCCGTTTATGGCCTGACTGCTGGTCGGACCTTGATGTACAGCCAAGAGGAAGGGACTGACGCTAACGGCGAGCCGCTTCCGGCATACATCACATCCGGGTATTTTGACCTTGGCGACGGCGACAACATGATGTTCATGAAGCGGTTCATCCCGGATTTCAGTGACCAGCAGGGGGACCTCTCCGTGCACCTGTTACTGCGCGCTTATCCTCAGGCAACGGCTACCCCGAGTTCATTGGACCCTTATACGGTGACCACAAGTACACAAAAAGTGGACACCAGAGCACGAGGCAGGCAGATTGCGTTGAAGATTGAAAGCACGGCGACGGGCACGCATTGGCGCTACGGCACGCTTCGTGTCGACGTACAACCGGACGGGCTTAGATGAGTAAGATACTCAACGTGCGTCTTCCCAACGCGGATGCGCAGGCATATAGCCCTCAAAACTTTAATCAACTTGTTCGCTCACTGGAACAGGTTATTTTTCAGTTGAATAACTCTTATACCCCTCAGGCAACTGAGAATAACCAAACTACGCTTGACTGGTATAGCGGGGCTCTAGGCCCATTGTTTCAAGGGGCGCTACAGTCCGGAGAACCCTTCGCTTATGGGGAGTTTTTGGATTTCGACATTCAGTCTGCGGATACAGTGGATACCCCTACCGCTATTACGTGGGGGACAACTGCTTACTCAAGAAACGTCGAGATTGATGGCACTTATCCGAGCAGGGTTAATTTTGCTAGAAGTGGCAAATACTTTATTTATTTCACAGCAGAGCTTCATTCAGAAAGCGCGAACACAAAAAGATTTTACTTTTGGCCGAGGTTGAATGGCGTAGACATCACAGGATCGACGATGGTTGATACCCTTCATAACAACGACCAGAGGTCGTTGACTTCCAGAGGAGCCCTCTTTCAAATCAATCGAGGGGACTACCTAGAGGCCATGTTTGCAGTAGATGCTTTGGATGCAGATCTCCATGGGCTTGCTGCAACGGCGTTCTGTCCCGCTGCCCCCTCTGTAACGCTAGTGGTTATAGGTATTTAGTATGTCTAATAAGTACTTTAGAAAACATATTGTCCCTTCTGCCACCACTGAAACGGACCTTTATGTTGTTCCTGCGGCCAACACAGGCGTACTAAGGTCCTTGCGGGTCACGAATGCTAATGCCTCTTCCGCCTCGATCACGGTGTCCCAGTACGACGACGGGGGCTCAGAGCGCTATCTGCTTAAAGGCTACTCGGTTGGACCGGACGCCACCGTAGACGTTTTTAACGGGGTTCCATGCATCCTTGAGGCGGGGGACAAGCTCACTGTGGAAGCTTCCGTGGCCACGGTTCATTTTTATTTGTCCTATCTTGAAGTAGACAGAACATAGGGTTTGACGCATTATTAAGGGTAATTTCGCGTCCTTTCCCGACGCGCTGCCCACGGCCCACGGGCCATCAAAGGAAAGGTAATACGCATGGCAGAGAACGCGATGAGCGGAATTATGTCCCTTCCGGGGGAGGACCAGCGAGAGCAAGGGCGAATGCAGGTAGACCCTGAGTTCTTCACGCCTGAAGTAAGCTCCTACGCCCGCAACAATCCCGTTGAATTTGGCGAAAATATTCTTAAGGGGATGGAAGAAGCCGACCCCGGGATGGTTCGAGAGTTCCGTGACCAGCTCGCAAGGCTGTCCCTGCCTGCGGAAGCCATTGATGCCCTTGGTCAGATGGTCGATCTCATCCTTGACGAGCCCGAAAACTACGCGGAAATCCGTCAGGGCCTGATTCAGGAAGGTGTTCCAGAAGACCTCCTGCCAGAAGAGTTCGATTTGGCCTTCTTCACGGCCATGAACATTGCCCTTGACCAGCTTTCGATGGCTCTTCCGGGAGAAATGGGCGGCGGGGAAGAGGAATTTGAGCCGTTTCCCATCAATCGTGCGGAAGGCGGCATTGCGGAGCTGAAGCCGATGGCTGCGGCGATGTCTAACATGGGCCGCAATGGCGACTCCATGTTGGCACACATCACCCCATCAGAGGCTCGGCTGCTTCGTCGCCGGGGAGGGTCAGGGACCGTCAACCCCTACACCGGACTGCCTGAATTTTTCCTCGGCAAAGTCATCAAGGGCATTGGCAAGGCTGTAAAAGGCGTCTTTAAGTTCGCGGGCAAGGCTGTAAAAGGCGTTGTCAACGTCGTGAAGAAGGTTGCCAAGAGTTCAATTGGCAAGATTGCACTGACTGCGGCAGGAATTTGGGCACTTGGCCCTGCCGGGCTAAACCTCGCAGGTGGCGTAGGCAGCGCACTGGGGATTTCCATGACGCCAGCACTGGCCATGGGCATCAATACCTTTGCGGCGAACACCGTGGTCAATCTGGCAGGCGGGCAAGACCTTGGTGATGCCGTCAAGAATGGCGCAATTGCTGGCGTACTGGCGGGTGGCGCATCCAAACTGACTGGCTGGGCACCTGAGTCCTACCAGAGTGCCTACGGGACACCTGACGTTGCGGGGGCCGTGGACGCTGCAGCGGGAATCTCTCCTGAAGGAGCGATGACAGAGGGCGGTGGGCTAGCTGATAGCGGCGGAATGTCCGCCGAAGCGCTCACAAAGATGGAAGCTTCCTTGTACAACCCCTCTTCAGTTGACATGTCGGCAGCTGGCGGAGCAGGGGGAGGTGGAAGCGCTGTCTCCTCTTTGGCTTCCTCCAGTAAGGAAGCGGGCGGAAATCTGTTCTCAAAGGCATGGGACTGGGTGAAAGAGAATCCGCCTCGTGCTGCTCTCTATGGCGGAGGAGCGCTGCTTCTCGCCAATGCCTTGTCAGACGGCTCGTTGACCGAAGGAGAGCCTGCGGAGGTTCCCCCGGGTCTTGAGGGGCTGGCGCAAGGTGATGGCAAGACTGGCGTTCAACTCCTGTCCGAAAGTCCGGGCCTGTACAAGGTCGACATGCAGAGAACGGGCGCGTTCAAGGGCACGCCCGTTGAAGGAGAAAGACGGAGAGACCCGTATTCCGGGTATGCGGATGGTGGCTACGTGCAGGAGTACAACATTGGTGGACCGGCTTTCCCGGAAACCCCGCTGTCCTACTCTCCAAATGCGATGAGCACGTATGGCGGCATGGACTTGCAGACACCCTTTGCCTTTGCGAAGGGAGGCAATGTCCCTGATCCGCGAGACCCGTCCAATTTCCCACGGCGCACGGGTCAAATACAGGGTCCGGGCACTCCGACTTCCGACTCCATCCCTGCAATGCTGTCGGACGGCGAATTCGTGTTTACCAAAAAAGCGGTGGACGGCGCGGCAAAGCTTGCGAACGGAGGCTCCCCTCTTCATCCGCAAAAAGCGCGGAAAGATGGAGCACGTCAAATGTATGATCTGATGAAAACGCTTGAGGACCTCTCCTGATGAGCACCATGGAGTATACCGGCCAGATTATACGAGAAGCTCCTGAGATCGAGGCCGCTAAACTCGGCCTCATGACGGGGGCGAGGGACTTCTTGCTTGGCGCTCCCACCCTTACCGATGCGCAAGGCCGCGCCATCCCTGCCTATCAGGGCATGGACGGAAAGTGGCGGTACTCAAACACCGGCGCAGAAGTCCCCGCTGATGTAGTCAGTTCTGCGACCGTCTCCAAAGCCCCCGGATATGACCTCGCTGCAGAAATGCAGGGGGTCAATCAGACCATGGGGGAGTATCTCGCTGGAAATATTGAGCTTCCCCGACTTACTGCAGGCCTTTCCCCGCTTCAGAAGAAAGCGATTAGTGAGGTCAATGCTGATATCCGCGCAGGAGAAGGCATTGGCGGCTATCAGCCCTACATGGAAGGGGCGGGACAGGCTATTGAGCAGGGCCAAGGGTTTGTTGGAGGCGCGGCGGCAAACGTATCAGCGCTTTCTCCGGCGGAGGCCTATCAGCAGGGCAATCAGGCGCTTCAACGCGGCCTGACCGAGGCGGAGCAGCTTCAGCAGTATCAAACTGCTGCGGGCTCCGGGCTGGGAACTATTGCTGAAGGCACTCAGGGCGTTAGCCAAGCTGCTGGTCTCGTTCGTCAGGGACTCGGGTCGATTGCTGAAGGCACTCAGGGCGTAGGCGCAGCGGCTGATCAAGCAGGCCAGTTCCTTCAGGCCGATCTTGGCCGTTCTCAGGACCTGATGGGTCAAGGGGCACAGGCCACCAGCGGAGCTACCTCTGATTTTTCGCAAGCTAGAAATGTCCTTGGCGGGGGCCTCGGCACCGCCACGCAGGTAGCACAATCAGGGCTTCCCGGACAGCAGCAGGCGCAGTCCACTTTGCAAATGGGCCTTGGGACGTTGACCGGGGCTACTGAGGGGTACAACCCGAACCGCGCCGCGCAGTTCATGAATCCTTATCAGCAGGAAGTAACGCAGCAGGCGCTGAGAGAAATGCGCCGTCAGGCAGATATTGCTGAGAATCAGTCGGCGGCGCAGGCTGTTCGATCAGGTGCATTTGGTGGTACTCGCGAAGGCGTGCAGCGCGCAGAGCAGGAGCGCAATGTTCAGGACCTGATGTCTCAACGTATCTTTCAGGACTACGCTCAGAATTACGGGCAGGCCCAACAGGCGGCAATGCAGGCTTTCGAGGCGCAGCAGGGTCGCGAACTGGGCGCAGGGCAGGCCATGTCTCAGGTGGGCGGGCTGCAAAGTCAGGTCGGTTCGCAAATGGCGAACCTTCTGGCGCAGCAGGCGGCACTACAGAGTCAGTTTGGCCAGCAGTTTGGTGCCTTGGAAGGGCAAGAGACCGCTCTCGATCTGCAGCGTGCACAGCAGTTGGCGGCAATTGGTCAGCAGTTTGGCCAGCAGGGCGTCCAGCAAGCGCAGTTGGGCCTGCAGGGAACGCAGCTGCAGGGGCAATTGAGCGCACAAGAGGCGCAGTTGGGATTGCTTCCGGGGCAGCTGGCGGGGATGGAAGCGAATATCAATGCGCAGTTGGCGCAGTTGGGACTGCTTCCGGCAAACGTCGCGAGTCAGCAGGCGAACATCGGCAGTCAACAGGCACAGTTGTACAACCAGCTCGGCCTTGGCCTTGGTTCGTTGGCCCAGAACCAGACGGCTCAGGAACTGCAACAACAGCAGCTTATGGGGCAGCTTGGAACGCAAATGGGCCAGATGGGCATGCAGCAGGCACAACTTGCGCAGCTACAGCAGCAGGCCGCGTTGGGCGATATCAACGCAATGGCGCAGTTGGGCCAGATTCAGCAGGCCAACAAGCAGGGCGAAGTCGCTGCCCAATACAGCACCCTGACGCAGCAGATGATGGCACCGTTCCAACAGTACGGATTCTTGTCCGACATCTACAAGAACGCGCCGTCCTCTCAAATGTCGTTGACTTCTGCCAGCGCGCCGCAGCCTAGTGCATTGCAGCAGATCACTGGTCTTGCTGGAGCAGCGGTATCTGGCGCAAAAGCCATGAATGTTATTTAAGGTACTTCTATGAAATCTAAAGTCCTTGATAGGCCTATGTTCAAGAAGTCTGCAAATGCCAGAAACGTCGGCATCATGCAGGAGCTTGATGACACGTTGGCGGCGGACGACAGTGACTACGACAGTGGTAAGATGATCTCCCGCACGCCCCGTTCACCGGAAATCCTTATGAATAATCTTCGTGGTGACATGCGCTCCGTCGACGAGCGAATGAATGAGCTGATCGACCTCGTCGGCGAGGAAGCAGCCTATCAAACGCCTCCGGAAGTGCTGACGCTCCTCCAGCCTATCTTCAAGGAACAGCAGGCCGCTGGTATCGCGGGCCTGCCTCCGGGTGCCGCTGGCGCACCTCCGGGAGCGCCGCCCATGCCCCCAATGCCGCCCGGTATGCCTCCGGGTGCCGCTGGCGCACCTCCGGGAGCGCCGCCCGGTATGCCCCCAATGCCTCCTCCGGGACCAGAGGCAGCGGGTATCGGTGGACTGCCCATGGCCCAAGGGCCAGCGATGGCACCGCCTGTTCAGATGGCGGCGGGCGGCTATGTCCAGCGCTTCCGTAACGGAGGCTATGTCCAAAATTTTAAGGATGGGTCCGATGAGCGCGGCGTGACCCCTCCTTCTGCTAATCGCGCTGAGGTTCTTGATCCTGTAACAGAGCGCATGTTGCTTCGCAGCGTGGCTGTCAACAAAATCCTTAACTCTGAGTTGACTAGAGGAAGTGAAGTCCCTGAGCCCAAGCTTGAAGACGAGTTTGAGCGGAGAAAATCCGTTTACCAATCCTTGATTGGAGAAGACGCAGGGGCAGCGGAAAAAGAAAAGTATTGGGCGTTGACGGAGGCATTCCTTAATCTGGCGTCTAACACTGATCCAACAACCGGAAAGCCCATGCGCGGCGGATTCTTGTCGAAGCTTGGTGGGTCCTTCAAAGGTACGCCCAGTAAGATTGCGGCGATTGACCAAGCCCGACGGAAACAGGACCTCGGCATTAAAATGGCCGCGCTTGAATCGGCTGAGCGATATATTGACACCATCCGTAAGCAGAACGCAGACCTTATCGGGAAAGACACAGGCGAGTGGCTGAAGACCTATAGGGCAACGCAGGAAGATGATGACCCCTTTCAAGTCCCTTCTAAGGATAACCAAGTTATTCAATGGTTGGCACGTGTCGCCCCTGCCTATTCTGCAGGAACTGCGCCTGATGATGTTTCAAGAACCTTTGAAGGACTTGTTTACAAGCTTACTAGGGATAGTTATTACATCTCTCAGGACCCTGTAACGGGGCAACCGAGGAAAATAATTATCCCGGGATTGAAATTGACGTGGGCAGAGGATGCAATTAAAGCCCGTGGTCGACTTGCGGATGTTGCAGAAGAGACGGGAGCGCCTGTTTCAATAAGTCGTCCGAATATTAGTTTGGACGAGGAAGGCAATGTGACTTCTCCGGAAGGAGAGGCTTCCATATCTCCTTCTTCCCCTGAAATGGAAGGAGGCCCTGCGCCTGAGTCGGCAGGACAACCGCCCGCTGCAGAAGAATCTTATTTGCCAGTTCCTTCCACTGAGAAGTTGAATCCTTTGAGTAAAGAAGCCTTGTATAGTAGCTATTACTCTCCTCAGGCGTTGAGCATGTATAACGCGGCTAGCGGAACTGGCCCCGTAGCAATGTTTATGTCAACTTTGAATAGAATTCCGGGATTAGGAGAACTCGCTCCTGAGATGGCTGAGGAGATGGAAGCAAAGAAACTGCTTTTGTCTAACAGCATGCGTGAGATTGTCAACGGAATGCGAAGTAACCCTCGTAATGTAGACAAAGAGCGACAGGAAATCATGAAGGAACTTGATTTGGGGCCTTCCTTTTTTGATCGCCCCGGATCTTATAGGAATAGGGTTATTAGCTTAGATGAACAGTTGCGAAAAGCTCAAGAACAAGACTTAGCAAACTTGGGAAATCCCAATCTTACCGTTGAGACGCAAAGGAACATTCGTGACTCTCTTAAGAGTTTGCAAGATGCGCGCGCATGGTTGGGCGCCCCAATAACAATCGAGGGAGAAGGAGATCCTATATTGGATAAGTTGCCTGTAGGCTCAATGGTGTATGACAAGGCCTCTGATACTATTTTTCAGATACAAGAGTAAGGAAAAGGAATGGCCAACACCCGCCGACTTGTTCCCGTTGATGAAACGGTGGCATTTGAAAAACCCTCTGGGGACCGTGGACGCAGACTTGTTCAAGTCTCAGATGGCGCTACGGCTGAGGAAAAAAGGGCGGCAATCCTTCGAGGGATTGAGGAAGGTGCTTATACCGGCGGTACTGCTCTTACGGGGATGATTGGAGGCGCAAAAGCAGGCGCGCTAATTGGAGTGGCTGCGGCAGGTCCTCCGGGAGCAATGGCTGGAGGGGGACTTGGAGCAATTACCGGAGGTTTTTTAGGGGGACTGGCAGGAGACTTCGCTTTTAAGTATATAGTTCCAGAGGAGGAAGACGAGGCGACCGTCCCTTATCGAGAGGGGGGAAAGACCTTTGGCACGGGCATCGCGATGGCTCCTGCTGCCTTTTTCCTTCCCGCTTCTTACGGAAACTCGCTTCTTGGCAGGTTCATTTCTGAACTTGGGATGAAAGCCCGTAAGTTTCCTAAGTCTTATCTTCTGACAGAAGCTTCTAGCGCAGCAGGTGCAGGTGTAGGGGCTGCGGTGGCCGAGAGCTACGATCCGGGCGATGCTGTTACTCGTTTCGGAGCAGAAGTTGTGGGAGGAGCCGTTTCTCCATTTAAGTTCGTTATTGGACAGGTAGGTCCGTTGACTACGTTCATCAAGAACCGAATTAAGTCTCTCTCAAAAGGAGGCAGGGAAGAACGTGCCGCCACTCTTCTTGTTGACGTTCTGCAGAGGAGCGGGGAAGACCCCATAGAGCTGCAGAAGCAATTGCAAAAAATACAACGGGCAGTTGGAGCTGATCCTACTGCTGCACAAGCAACGGGTAGCCCTATCCTTATTGGACTTGAAAAATCACTCGCGTCTAAAAATCCCACATTTCTTTCAAGGATTGATCAGAAAGGCCGCGATTCCTTTAGAGCCTATCAAGGGGTGATTGATTCCCTCCGAGCCATTGGAGACCCGGAGCTTCTTACTGCCGCGGCCAAAATGCAGGAAAACCTATACACCTCTATGCTTGAAGCCAGCCGCCTTCAGGCTCAATCCGAAGCGGCAAGTCGGATAGCCGCTATTCGGGTAGACAGCCCGGCCACTAGGAGACAGATTGGGCGTATCGTCCATGATACCCAGATGGAAGCCTTGGCAGATGCGCGACAGTACGAAAGTGCACTTTGGGAAGAGGCGTACAGGAAGTCCTTCAAGATAGGCGCAAAAGGCGTTCAGGCAAAGAAGGTCCGCCCCTCTAGCTTGGGCGAGACGTTTATGGATTTCGTCAGCACCATGACGCCGGAGCGTTATCAGGCGCAAGTGCCAACAGAAATCAAGAAAATAATGACTAGACTTGGCGTCGACGACAAGGCCCTTGCTCGTTACGAAGCGGGTAAAAAAACTAGAGAGTACCTTGAGACAGGGAAGGTTCCTCAGGAGTTCTTGTCCGCTCCTTTACAGGGGAAAAAGACAAAGGCGGGCATGCCTGACACGCTTACGGCTCCTGCTACGTTTGCCCCAATTGTGAAAGAAACGGAAGTCCCAGACCTCATTCGCATTCGAGGCGACATGTTGGCGTATGCACGAGAGGCCGCTGGAGCGGGCAACATGGCCATGGCCAATCTTTATGGGAAGATGGCGTCTGCGGCGCTTAATGACCTTGAGACATTGAACATTTCCGCTTATGACAAGGCCCGTACTTTTTCACGTAAGTTTAATGACTACTACACTCGTACTTTTGCGGGAGATGTAGGAGCTGTCAACAAAAAAGGCGGAGAAAAAATACCTGCAGAGCTTTTAGTGGCTAAAGCTTTTGCAAAAGCTGGAGACGTTACTGCCAAGCGGTTTTCAGATGTTGAAAATGCGGTAGGTATGATGTCCCAACTGTATCGAGAAGCGGTTGCAAAAGGAGGAAAACGAAGCAAGGAGGCACTTGCCCTCGCGCCTTTTGCGGATATTGCGCAAGACAGAGCGGTGACCATACGTGAGGCGCAAAAAGCCTTCATGTTGACTGCTGCGAACAACGCAATCACTCGTAATCCGATCACAGGCGCGGAAACTCTTGACCCGAACAGGCTTTCTCGATTCATCACAGAGAACAAGGATGTATTGGATAAAGTAGGGCTGACAGACGACCTTACTGACGCCCTTAAGGCAGAGAATGCCGTGCGGTCTATCACCGACCCAGCGAGCGTAGAGGGACGACGGCTACTTAATGAGCAGGACTTTTCCGCAGTACTGAATGGCGCAAGTCCCGCTGATGCTCTTTCTACTGCGCTGAACAGCAAGTCCCCTGTTCTCCAGCTACAGAGGATTATTCGTACAGCGAAAACCGCAGGGCCTTCTGCTCTCAATGGTTTGAAATCAAGCCTCTATTCACTTGCTTATGAAAAAGCTGGTGGGGCAAATAATTTCAGTCCCCAGAAGTACAAGGATTTCTTTTACAAGGGCATCACGCCAGATGGGCCTTCTCTTGCGCGGGTACTGTCCAGCAACAAAGTGATGTCGCTTTCGGAATATAAAAACCTTTCCAAGCTCCTTGCCCCTATGGAGCGGATTGAGAAAGCCATTAAGGGCCGGGCGGATGTGCCGGTTGATGAAGAGCTATCAGAGGCTATGTCCGGCTTTGCAGCTAGGTTATTTGGTGCAAAAGCGGCATCCCTGTTTGCCCCCAAAGGACCGGGGTCCTTGGTCATTGCAGGTCAAACCGCGAGATATGCAGAACAGCTTTTTGACAAGATGCCTGCTACACAGGTCAGAACGATTTTGGAAGAGGCTGCTATTGACCCTCAGTTGACCTTTCTTCTTTTGCGAAAAGGTAAAACGGCAAAAGAAAAGGCATTGTTCCTGCGCCAAATGGGAGCCTATCTGTATTCCGCAGGCTACACCGCAATGAGCCCGCAGATTCCAGACGTACTTCCTGAGGAAGCGGAGGAGCAGCTCAGGGAAATGCAGGGTCCGCAGAGGCGCACGCTCCCTCCGGGAGTGCAGACCCGTGGGACGTTGCCCCCGGGCCAAGGCGCAGGCCCCCAGCCGCCTGCTGGCGGTCCCCCTCCGGGAGGTCCGCCCAACACGCAGTCGCGGATGATGCTGCAGTCGTTGTTCCCTAACGACACGACGCTGCAGATGCCGCCGCCTCAACCTCCGATGCCCGCGTAGTACTGCTCTACGCGGCGCATCCACGTCTCTTTATACGACTTGAACTCATGGCCCACTGTGGTGAACTCCGCAGTGGTGCCATCCCTGACGGCCATTAGAATCACCCCGTAGTCAATCGAGGTGCCGTGGACTTGATCATGAGCCATGGCATATGCAGCAAGCTGGTGGAAGTAGTTTTGAATCCATTCTTTTTTCTTCGGCTTGTTTGACTGCTTGAAGTCTATGATGGCCTGCCTGCCTCGATAGACCCCTACCAAATCCGCTGTTCCAGCGTACTTCTCCGGGTAGAACAGCGGCACTTCTGAGCCGAACACGCATTCCAAGTGTTTAAAATATTGATTCACAAGGCGGTATCCCATTTCATAGCCTTGCGTCATCAGCCAGTTGGTCGGGCGGGGCAGGTCCTTGTGCGCGAGCAGCCGCTCCATCACCGTGTGCATATGCGTCCCGATAGTGGACGCCTCGTTTTTGATATTCTCCGCGTTCTCTGGCCCAACCCTCGCGGCCCACGCCTCAAGGGACGACTTGTCGCCTGTAGCCGACAGAATGGTGGTCACGCTGGGCAGGCGCTGGTCGCCATAGACGTACTTCCGGCCCTCGGTCGAGTCTATCCGTTCAAGCGCCTCATACTTGTACAACTTATTCCATGGAATCAGACTAACCATGCTTTGATTTCCTCCCCTAGCACCTGATTGGCGATGTCGATCTTGTTCCTGAGGGCCTGCACTATCTTCTCGTCCACCGTCTTCGGCGCAATCAGGTCCACATAGGTCACGTTCTTGGTCTGTCCGATGCGGTGAGCACGGTCTTCCGACTGCATCCGCACTTCCAAGTCAAAGGAATTGCTGTAGTAGATGACGACACTGGCAGCAGTGAGCGTGAGACCGTAGCCGCCTGTCCGAGGGTTGCCTACGAAGAACCGCATCTCGCTGTCAGGGTCTTGGAAGTTGCGGACAGCCGCCTGCCGGTCCTCTTCTTCTGTGTCCCCGTAGTACGTCCCGACACTGTTCATGCCGTATATCTTCTGAAGCTCTAGTTTGATCGCCTCAATGTCGTGTCGGTACGTCGCCCAGATGATTGCCTTGCCTTCGAACTCCTCAGTCAGGCTTATCAGCTCTTTGATACGGTTACTGGGGATTTCCCGCACTTCGCCGTTGTCCAGCTTGATGTGCCCACACACAATCTGATGCAGTCGCATCAGCTGGGTGAGTGCATTGATCGTACTGGTCATCTGACCGTCTTCGAACAAGGCCAACGCCATGTTCTTCATCTCCATGTACGCTTTGCCTTGCTCTTCTGTCAGGTCCACTTCGCGTTTCGTGTACAGTTTGTCTGGCAAGTCCAAGCATTCGGCCTTGGTCACTCGGAAACTGAACTCATCCAGCTTCTCTTGCAGCTCATCCAGTTTGCGGTAGCCCACTATCTGCTTGAAGCTGTGCCGCGCCATGTTGCGCTCAATGGTCACTGCATACCGGGACTGGAACGCATAGTAGCTGGCGAGGTTCAGGCACTCTTCGGACAGGAACAGGCATTGCTGGTACAGGTCCATCGGACTTTTGGTGACCGGGGAGCCTGTCATGATGCGGCGATACTTGGCGTATTTGCCTATTTTTACGGCGTTTTTTGCACGTTGGGCGGACGGCGTCTTGATCGTCGTACTTTCGTCAATCGCCATCAGGGCAGGGAAGCACTGCAGGAAAAGCTGCGCGAACTTCATTCCCTTGACCGTGGACAACGCCTCAATGTTCATGACCAGTATCTTCAGGTCTTCGGTCACCTCCATCACCTTGTTCAACGCATCTGCCTCAGCTTTGCGTGGACTGGGCGACCAAAGCGCTATACGATGGACAATGTGTGAAGGCAGATGCTTGGGCAGTTCACTGTCGACCCAGTTCCGGTAGACACCTTTCGGCGCTACAATCAGGGCGGCAGTGACCTTCCCCAAGTCATACAACATCGCGATGTTGTTGATGACCATGAAGGATTTGCCAGTGCCCATGTCTGCGAACAGAGCACCAACCTCCCTGTCCCAGAACCTACTTAGGTAGGCTTTCTGATGTAGGAAAGGCTTGTTCTTGAAGGGATAATTGGCTAAAAATTCATAAAATTCATAAAATTCGGTATTCATATATCTCTCTTTCTGACGGCTTGCATCTGCCGCGATTGGGAGTGTACACTCGGCTTCGTCACGAAGAAAGGAGAAATCAGGTGCCAACTGTCTACGTCGTGTCTGAAACAGACCGGCATAACATCACTAGCGCATTGAACTACGGCAACATCGAAACCATCCTGCCCCCTAACTCGCAGGTGGCTTTTTCGATAGGACCAACTGTTGCTCGTATCCGCAGGAAACTGGAGAATTTCACGGACGAGGACTATCTGCTGTTCATTGGAGACCCTACCGCCATAGGCATCATCAGTGCGTATGCGGCCTACAAGAACAAAGGACGGTTCAAGTGCTTGAAATGGGACAAGCTCGAAAGACGCTACATCCCTATCCAAGTCGACCTGTTTCAGAAAGGAGAAAGCTAATGAAACTCAACGAACTGTTTGAGAAGGAAGCTTCCATCTTTGTGATGGAAGATGAAGGCATCGAAGGCGTAGCTAAGCTTGCCAAACGTGCCAAAGAACTTGAGAAAGAGCTGGAAGACTTAGAGTCGGTTGTGAAGGAACGCAAGGAGCAGTATCGCAAACTGCTTGAAGAAGCCATCCCGGAGGCGCTAGCCTCATTCGGTGTGCGTTCACTGAAGATGGACGATGGCTCGCAGATTGAGATTAAGGCGTACTACAGTGCGTCGATCTCAGAAGCACGGCGAGCGGAAGCCTTCCAATGGCTCAGGGACCACGGACATGATGACCTCATCAAGAACATCGTCAGCGTGCGCTTCGGGCGCGGTGAAGATGAACTTTGCTCGGGGTTGTTGGAGAATCTTCGTCAGAACGGCTATCCAGTCGAACAGACGGAGAAGGTAGAGCCCATGACCTTGAAGGCATGGGTTCGTGAGCAGGTGGAACGCGGCAACGAGTTCCCCAGCGAGCTTTTTGGTGCCTACACGGGCCAGAAGGCCGTAATTAAATCTTAAAGGAAACTACACATGACTAAAGAAGTAGCTGCAACGAAAGAGAAGTCACTTGCCGTCCTCTCCGTGTTTGAAGAGGATTCATTTGATGGGTTTGACTCGATGGGGCAGGAGGACTTTGCTCTTCCGTTCCTGAGACTGCTAACCGCCACCAGCCCTGAAGTGGGCGATGTTGAGGGCGCGATGCCGGGCATGATTTACAACACCGTGACGGGACAACTGTACGACGGTAAGAAGGGAATTCTCGTGGTTCCGTGTTCTTACTTGCGCCAGTACATCGAATGGGCACCGCGTGGCAGCGGCAGCGGCGCGCCTATTGCGATGCACCCGGCGACCAGTGACATCCTGTCGAAGACGCACCGCGAGCCCGGTGACAACCGCGACTATCTGGACAACGGCAACTACATCGAGAACACCGCCAATCACTACGTGATGGTGTTGGACGATGCAGGGGTCCCGAGTCCTGCGTTGATCGTCATGAAGTCCACTCAGCTTAAGAAAAGCAGGAAGTGGAACAGCATGATGATGAGTGTTAAATTGAATGGTAAGTCAGGCCTGTACACGCCTCCGATGTACAGTCAGGTCTACCGCCTCACCACCGTCAGCGAGTCCAATGACAAGGGCAAGTGGTACGGCTGGGAAGTCGAGCGGGTAGGCTCTGTTGAAGATGTGGGGGTATACCAAACGGCTAAGGCCTTTGCTCAGTCGATCAAAGCTGGTGACGTGAAGGTCAAGCACGAAGGCACTGCTCCTTCTTCGGAAGACGCTCCCTTTTGATGTTTCACAGGGGGCCGTAAGGCCCCCTTTTTACTGAGAAAGAAGAATGAGTCAGATAGACCGTTTCAAGGCTAT